GTACACATCGACAACCTTCGAGCTGTGATGAACGATCCCGCCGACGTTGTACGCACCGAAGTATTGTGCAGATGGGTACAAACAATCTCCAGCGCTATCCCTGCCGGTGAATGGGCTGAATGTGGACTCGATGGCCATGAGGTCGATCGTGAAAAAGTTGTCTGGTTCGGACTTGATTGCTCACCGGATCGACGAGACGCGGCATTGGTACTCGCTCAACAAATGGGCGATGGTGAGTTCTTTGTAAAACTACTTCGCACTTGGCACAATCCGATTTCGCTCGACGATAAGGCGATTGCTAACGACATCGCCGAACACTTTCAAGAATATCCAGTCGAAGTTATTGCGTATTCACGCCGAACTTCGTCGGCGATTGCGGCTAGACTTCAACCAGCCGGCATCCCAATCGCTGATATAGACGGGGCGCTGTACGGTCAAAGTTGCGACGAACTTTTGGGAGCAATCACATCAAAGAGACTTCGACATGGAAATCAAGCCGAATTGACGAAGCAAATTCTGTCGGCGGCTCGATTACCCTTTGGCGATGGTGGATGGACGATTGGTCGCAGAGCTTCTCAATCGACTGTGTGCGCGACGGTTGCATCTGCGCTCGTCACACATTACGCGACACGCCCAGAGACGGATCTTGATATTATGATCGGGTAGTGGTATCCGATCTCTAAAATTGCGGCATGGGTCTAAAAGATTTCTTCATCACAGCGCCACAGCCAATCGCTGATATGAATGTCGATGCCGCGCTCGCTCCGGTCAATTCGATCGATGCTCTTGGCGCTCCGTATTTTGCCTATGGTCAATCAGCTACGCGAAGCGAAGCGATGGGCGTACCAGTAATAGCTCGCGCTCGCGGAATTATTTGCTCGACTGTCGCATCTTTGCCGCTAGAAACAAAAGTAAAAGAAACAAATGAAACTGTCCCATCTTTTCGTGTAATCCATCAACCAGATCCAAGAATTACTGGCGCAGAATTCTGGGCATGGATTGCGGAAGATTTGCTTTTCCGTCCCGCCGCTTATGCGAGAGTCTTATCTCGCTACGCCGACACAGGCAGAATTCAAGCGATGGAAAGAATTGCGCCGGAGCGCGTTGAAGTATTAACCAACGGACTCGGTACAGAAATCGATGCTTATCGCGTGGATGGTTATTCAATCGATCCATCGGATCTTGTCGTCTTTGGAAATATGCAAGAAGGCTTGCTAAACCGCGCTGGTCGTACAGTCCGCGCAGCTCATGCACTCGAAAAAGCCGCGTATGACTTTGCTTTGAATCCAATTCCACAAATTGTCTTGTCAAGCAACGGCGTACAGCTGCCAAAGGATCGCGTTGCATCACTTATCAACGCTTTCAAGAATAAAGCTTCAAAGGCTGTCACATTCTTGAATGCAGACATCAAGATGGACACAATCGGATACGATCCAAAGAATCTCCAGATGAATGAAGCCAGAAATTACTTGGCTTTGGAACTCTGTCGCGCGATCGGATTACCGGCATGGTTCGCATCAGCTGATCCATCATCGATGACTTATTCCAACGCGGTAAATCAAAGACGCGATTTGATCGACTTCTCAATTCGTCCGGTACTAACAATCATCGAGCAACGCTTATCACTTACGGATTTCACTCCAGCATCACAGTACATCCGCTACGACTTAGACGATTTCTTGCGCGGCAATCCTTACGAAAGAGCGCAAGTGTACGAAATTCTAAACCGCATCGGCGCGATGAGTACCGATGAAATCAGAGAAGAAGAGGACATGATCGGATGAAACTAACTACACCAATGACCATCACCGCGGCGGATTCTGAATCTCGCACAATTACCGGACGCATCGTGGCATTTGAAGAAGCAGCGAACGCATCGACTGGCAAAGTCGTGTTCGCAAAGGGATCGATCGAGCCAAAGAATGTATTTCTTAACCTTGAGCATGATCGCACTCGCAGAATTGGAAAGACTATGGAGATGTCTCTTGATGGTGATGGCGCAATAAATGCCACATTCAAAATTGCTAACACCACAGCGGGAAATGATGCACTTGTCGAAGCGATGGATGGACTTCGCGATGGCTTCTCGATTGAACTTGCTGTCGATGATTATGTCCAAGAAAAGGGCGGAGTCATGCGCGTACTAGCTGGTGAACTCACCGGAGTCGCTTTGGTATCTGAACCCGCCGTCCGCTCAGCTCGCGTTGCAGAAGTAGCTGCGACTGAAGAAGAAGATTCCGAATCCGCACCCGTGGAAGAGGATGCAACACCACAACCAACAACAGAAGGAGACGAAGTGGATAACACCGTCACAACCGCGGATACCGTCGAGACGGTCGAAGCCGCACAGTCAGTAACAGCGTCAGCAAAGTCTGTCGCTTATTCAAAGCCACGCATCGAAGTCACAGCTGCAAAGTATCTTGAAAACAAGATCATGGCAGCGATGGGCGACGAGAATGCGCGTCAGTATGTCCTGGCAGCAGACAACACAACAGACAACGCTGGTCTTGTACCAACTCGTCAGCTTGCTGAAGTTATCAACGGACTTTCAACAACTGTCCGTCCATCAATCGATGCAATCTCACGCGGCACACTTCCAGATGCCGGTATGACTTTCGAGATTCCAAAGATCACAGTTGCACCAGCGGTCGGAACAGTCGCCGAAGATGCAGCATTCACAGAGACAGATCAGAACTCTGCTTTTGTATCAGTCGATGTTAAGAAATTCGCTGGGCAACAAAAATTCTCAGTTGAATTGCTCCAGCGCACAAGTCCACTTTTCTTCAATGAATTGCTCAGCAATATGGTTGCAGCTATGGCAAAGGCGCAAAATGCTTATGTAAATGGCATTCTCATCACAGGCGCGACAACCGATGCAACAACAGTTGCAACATATCCAACAGCTGCCGAGCTTCTTGGAATCACAGCTCGCGGTGCAGCTTCCGTCTATGGCGCAACAGCTGGTCTTGCAAATCCATTTGCTCGAAACATGATCGTATCAACCGGACAATGGTCGAACATCATGGGCTTGAACGATGCAGGTCGTCCAATCTACACAGCTACCAACCCAATGAACGCTGGCGGCGCAGTAGTGCCAACATCACTTCTTGGTAATGTCGCAGGATTAAATCTTTATGTCGATCCAACAAACGGTGGCGATGGGGACGGAACAATTCTTGTCGTGAACCCAGATGCTTACACATGGTACGAATCCCCTAGCTACCAGCTCCGCGCAGAATCAACAGCGGACGGAAGCATCACAGTCGGCGTGTACTCATTTGGCGCTTGTGCGACAAAGATTGCAGCTGGCGCGTTCAAGAATAACAAGGCGTAATCCGCCACAATCAATCATGAGGCGGTTCGCTCCCGAACCGTCTCAGCAGTAGAAAGGGAAGAGCTAATGTCTCTAGTAACTCCGTCACAGCTTCGGTCTGTGCTAGGCGTTAGCTCTTCTCTCTACAACGACGCATATCTTGAAAAGATCATCGACACAGCCGAGCTTGTGATTTTGCCACTTCTCGTCTCTTACTCTTCAGCGGTTACTCACCGCCGTATCGCTTCAAATGTTGCGACTCTCGAAACCAACACTCCACACAATTACATCGTGGGATCAAGTGTGGTCGTTGCAAATGTAGATGCCACATTCAACGGCACTTATACCGTCACAGCTGTGGATGGTGAATATCTATTCTCTTACGCGAAAACAAATGCAGATATAAATGCAAATGCAGTCATTCCACATGGAGACACTTATCTTTCTGGCAAGGATGCCGCCACAATCTACGCAAGCAATCCAGCTGTTTATGAAGCCATCATCGTCGTATCCGTTGAAGTATTCCAATCAATTACAGCTGCGGGCGGACAGATCGAAGGCGTGGATTTCCAAGTAACTCCATACAGAATGGGGCGCTCACTCTTGAATCGCGTTATCGGGATTCTTGGAAAATCTCTGGATACCGGAGCGATGCTGGCATGACCGCATCATCGATTGCAGTCAATGTTCGCGGCGCGTTAAAGACAGCGATCCAGAATGTTGCCGCTAATACTTACGATTCAGTACCGGAAGCGCCGATTGTTCCTTTCGCCGCGGTCGTACCTAGTTCGCCGTACCTTGAAGCAAATCTGATTGGGACTTCAACCCGCGTCAAAGTAAATCTTTCAATCACAGTCGGAGTCGCTATGTATTCCAACGCTTCGGCGCTCGATAACATCGAGAAGCTACTCATCAGCATTCTGGCGGTTATTCCGTCAGGTTACACCGTGGGATCGGTGTCAAATCCAGTCCCAATGACGATTGGAGCTTCAGAAATTCTGATGTCCGAAATCGAACTATCAACCCAATATACCCAGACTAACTAGGAGTAATTATGCCAACGACCGTCATCACCGGACGCGATCTAGTATTGACGATCGCTACCGTAAATTACGATGCACAAGCTACAACAGTCACACTTGAGGCAGACCATGTCATCGAGACTTATCAGACACTCGATGGACGCGCTTACAAAGCCATCGATGATTCATGGACTCTCAATGTAGAAATGCTTGCAGATTGGGGCGCAACAGGATCACTTTGCGAATCACTTTGGACAGCTTGTGAATCTGCACCAAATACAACACTTGCGGCTTCAGTCACAGCTGCAACTGGCGCTGTATTTGCTTGCAACATTTTGCCAACATTCCCAAATGTCGGCGGTTCAGCACCAGACGCACAGACAGTCTCGCTATCCTTTCAAGTAGTGGGAACACCAACAGAGACATTTAGCTAAGAGATAGGAAATCGGGAGCATGAAAACAGGAATAACAATCACATATTTCTCAGGGGACTCGGAGTCGTTCACCGCATCGACACCAGAATTCGTTAAATGGGAACGAAAGACAGGCTTGAAGGTTACACAGCTCGGCGAAAATGTCGGACTCGATGATCTTCTCTTCTTGGCATATAACGCGAAGAAGCGAGAGCTTGCTGGACAACCCATCAAACCTTACGAAGTCTGGTGCGATACGGTGGACGATATTCGATCCGAGGAAGTAGATATCCCAAAAGCTACGCCGCCGGAAGCCTAAATCGCGTCTTGGTTGAACTGGCGCTAGCGACAGGGATACCGATGAAAGAGTGGGAAACGGCGGAGCAGATATTTACCGCAATCGAGATATTGGAGAAACGGAATGGCAAGTAAAGCCAAACAGGGGCGGTTCGAAATAACCGTCGAACCTGTCGAATTCCGAAATCTGATTCGATTACTAAATTCGCTAGATAAAGACACACAAGACGAAATAAGATCCCAAGCTTTACCTTTATCAAAGCGGCTTGCTGGTCAGTTGTTTATGTTTAGCCAATCAGCACCATCACCACAAGCAAAGCTTGTAGCGGAATCGATTGTCGCAAAGCGAGATCGACTCATTCGCGTTGATGTAGGCGGTACAAAGAAGGTCGGTCGCAAATATGGCGGTGAGCAATCTAAGTCCGGCAAAGGTGCAAAGGTTCGCCAGCAATCTGCTCCAGCGGGTGCTTTGCTTTGGGGATCTGAATTCGGATCTCACAAGGGCGTGGATAGTCTTGGTCGCGCATACACAAATCGATTCAAAGCTGCTTACAACAAGCGAGGCTATTGGATGACTCCAGCTGTGGACTATTACACGCCAATCGTTGCGCGTGAATATGCGCAGATGGTTCAAGATGTTGTCAAGAAGTTAGGACTCGACTAATGGCAGGAATTCCAAAAGTCAAGATCACCTTTGACGCTGATTTTGACGAATTAAAGCGTGGAGTCAAAGGCGCTGAAGCTGAAGTGCAAGGCTTTGGCGACAAGATGGGCAAATTTGGAAAAATGGCTGGAGCGGCTTTTGCCGTTGCTGGCGCAGCTGCTATTGCCTACGCTGGCGTACTTCTTAAGCAGGGCGTTCAATCTGCAATCGCCGATGAAGCGGCTCAGGCAAAACTAGCGACTACATTACAAAATGTTACAGGCGCAACCGATGCTCAAATCGCCGCCGTCGAAAATCAGATTCTTCAGACTTCACTTCTTACCGGACTGACAGACGACCAGCTTCGTCCAAGCTTTGAACGCTTTGTCCGCGCCACCAAAGATTCTGATTCAGCTCTTAAATTGCAATCTCTGGCAATCGATGTCGCGGCGGGATCGGGTAAGTCGCTCGAAGCCGTAACGAATGCGATGGCTCGCGCAGCTGAAGGCAATACAACAGCACTTGGCAAATTGGGCGTGGGACTCACAGCTGCTCAACTCAAGACGATGTCAATGGACGAAGTCACAAAGACTCTTGCAGATACTTTTGGCGGACAAGCTGCACAGCAAGCCGATACCTTTCAAGGCAAGATGGCTCGACTTCAGGTTGCATTCGATGAAGGTAAAGAGACAATCGGATCGTTCGTCTTAGATGCCGTTACTCCAATGATTAACACAATCGTGAATACTGTAATCCCAGCCGTGGCTAAATTCATCAATTCGGTAGGCGGCAAAGATGGATTGACCAATGCTTTCAAGACTTACATCGATCTCATTAAAACAATCTTTCAACCGGTACTTGAAGGATTCAGATTTGCGTTCAATCAGATCAAGAATGCCGTTGTTGCCAATAAAGAAGAATTTGAAACCTTATTTAACTTCTTAAAAGATTTCGTTGCACCTTTATTCGGTGGAGTCTTAAAGCTTGCAATTCAGGGAATTGGCATAGCTCTCGGAGTGGTAATCAATACCGTCGGAATTCTGGTCAATGGCTTCGAATCACTCTTCAACATCGTTCGAAGTGTTGTCGGAGCAATCCAATCCTTGATCTCTTTGGTTGCAAATAATCCAGTCGTCTCTGGAATCAGCGGGGCGATTAGCTCAGCATTCGGTGGATTCCGCGCCGCTGGCGGACCAGTATCGGCTGGCAAATCTTATGTCGTAGGCGAGCAAGGCGCTGAAATGTTCGTCCCTAGTCAAAATGGCACAATCGTGCCAAATGGCGGAATGGGTAGCACTTTCAACATAACCGTGAACGGTGCGATCGATGCCGAAGGTACAGCTCGGACAATCGTGGATGTACTCAATCGCTCAAATGCTCGCGGAACTCTCGGCGCGAATAGGTTCGCTTTCGCATGACCCTGTGGACTCCAACATGGAGCATCGAGATTGATGGAGTTGAGTACAAAGATGTGGCTCTGGCAAATCTAACAATCGGCTCAGGTCGCACAGATATTTATTCTCAAGCCATCGCTGGATATTGCAATTTGACTTTAATTAACTTGGACGATTCGAACATTACAGCCGAGATCAATTCAGCCGTGACTGTGTACATAAATGATTCGACAGGCACTCCCACAGCTATATTTGGCGGATCAATCACGGATTTGATTGTGGGCGTTCAATCTGGCGGTTCGATTGGAGTGACTCAAACAATCTCCATCGTGGCTCTAGGGGCGCTTGCAAGGCTTCCAAAGGTGCTTACCGAAGGAGTCTTGGCTAAGGCTACGGACGGCGTTCAGATTGAAACAATTCTGACTCAAGCTCTCTTTGCTCGATGGAATGGCGTACCAGCTGCCGAGACTTGGAATGATGTCGATCCAGCTCTTACATGGAATCAAGCTTATAACACCGGACTCGGCGAGATCGATACTGGCGACTATGAATTGACGGCTCGTTCAGCCGATGTCACAGATATGTATTCCCTTGTAGCCGCGCTCGCTACTTCGGGACTTGGCTACCTTTACGAGAATTCGGCTGGACAGATTAGCTATGCCGACTCAACACATCGAACCCAATATCTAGCGGCGTACGGTTATGTAAATCTATCGGCAAATGACGCTTTTGCTAGCGGGCTTCAAACAGCTATCCGCGCTGGAGATGTGCGCAATTATGTAACTTTGACTTACAAAAACGGACAACAAGTAACAAGATTAGATGCAGAATCTATTGCTCTTTATGGCACTTTGGCTCAAAACATCCAGACAAGTTTGGAAAATGGCGCAGACGCTACATCTCAAGCCGAATTCTATTTAACTTTAAGAGCATTCCCACAAGCTAATTTTAACCAGATTTCTTTCCCGATTGGATCGCCAGAAATTGACGACTCTGACCGAGATAATCTGCTCAAGGTATTCATGGGAATGCCAGTCAATATCAACGATCTACCGTTGAACATGGGATCAAATTTTCAAGGATTTGTGGAAGGCTGGCAATTTCAAGCTGGAATCAATTCTTTGACTGTCTCGATTTATGTAACTCCAGTTGCATATTCACTTCAGGCTTTCAGATGGAACGATGTGCCTGTCGTCGAGACTTGGAACACAATCGAGCCTACACTTGAGTGGTTAAATGCCACCGTCGTCGCATAAGGAGAAGAAATGGCAACAACAACAACGAACTTTGGATGGGACATTCCGCAATCCACGGATCTCGTCAAAGATGGAGCGACCGCGATCGCTACGCTTGGTCAGGATATTGATACCGCTTTGGTCGGATTAAAAGGCGGCACAACCGGACAAGTACTTTCAAAGACATCCAACACCGATTTGGCTTATACATGGGTCGCACAAGATGATTCGAACGCAATTCAAAATGCAATCGTTGATGCCAAAGGCGATCTGATTGGCGCAACAGCTGCGGACACACCTGCTCGATTAGCAGTCGGAACAGACGGTCAAATTTTGATGGCTGATTCAACAGCTGCAACTGGTCTCAAATGGGCGACTCCAGCTGGCGGCGGTAAAGTCTTGCAAGTTGTATCAACAACTTATGCGACGGCAACTTCTATTGCCACAGCGTCTTATGCAGACACCGGACTTTCTCTTTCAATTACTCCAACGCTAGCGACTTCAAAAGTCTTGGTTCTTACTTATCAAACTTTTGGAACATCACGCCAAACTGGTCAATGTGGCATGGGAGTTCAATTACTAAGAGGCGCGACAGTTATAACTACACCTGCAACTGATATGTTCGCTGGCGGCGCTTCAGGTGCGGCTTCAGTATTTTTGAACAATCAGGTGTCAATTTCATATTTAGACTCACCAGCAACAACATCTGCCACAACTTACAAGACTCAAGGAAAACCAGAAACGACAGCGAATTCATCGACTTTGGTAGCACAATACAACAACACAACCGCAACAATGATCCTCTTGGAAATAGGTGCATAAATGAACTACTTAGCGCGAGCCATCCATAACCTTTGCGAAGGCGCAGAATTTACATTTCAAGAGCAAGATTACTCGACCGTAAATTGGGTCAAACTCGATGGTAAAGCACCAACGCAATCACAGATTGATGCTGAAATTGCGAGAATCAAAAATGAAGATATTCAAATTGCATCCGATACAGCTACCGCAAAAGCTGCACTTTTGAGTCGTCTAGGCGTTACAGCCGAAGAAGCGGCACTTTTATTTCCATGAGTTATCCAGTAGGTACAGCCGCGCAAGCTTTGGAGATTGCAAAAGCCGAAATCGGAACAATCGAAGAAGGCGACAATCTGACCAAATATGGCGCATTTACAAAAGCCAATGGCTTGCCGTGGTGCGGTTCATTCTGCAACTGGGTACTTGCACAAGCTGGAGTCAAGGTTCACTCCCTTGTATCAACGGCAGTCGGAGCGCATAAATTTAAGGAGATTTCACGGTGGCATGAGATACCAGCAATCGGCGATCTAGCATTTATGGATTTCCCACACGACGGAGTCGATCGCATATCTCATATTGGAATTGTCGCTGGCATCGATGGCAAGACGATCACAACCATCGAAGGCAATACATCCGGTAGCGGCGATCAGCGCAACGGTGGCATGGTCATGGTTAAGACCCGAACGATTGGCAAAGAAGTGGTCGGCTTTGGTCGTCCGAAATATGTGCCATACAAAGGTGAATTTCCAACGATAGTCGTCGAAGCGCCGAAGAAATCCATTCTCAAGAAGGAGAAGAAGAAATGAAAGAGATCAAAGGACTAGCAGCTTCATGGGCGCGATCATTCATGGCAGCTTCCATTGCTGTGTACATGGCAGGAATTACAGATCCAAAGGCAATCGCTGGTGCGGGACTAGCTGCGATTCTTCCAGTTGTGCTTCGTTACCTAAATCCCAACGACGCATCTTTCGGGTTAAAGGGGAAGTGACTCGGAAGCTACTTCAGACAGCTCTGGCGATAGCGATATTGCTGGGGCTGTCTGCTTGTAGTTATCAGGGCTGGACTAGATATGAATGTCAAGAATTCGAAAACTGGGAAAAGCCCGAATGCAATCCGCCACAATGTAAAGCTCTCGGAGTCTGTACAGAGGACATATATGGGGAAGATCCAAATGGGTTCACATCAAAAGCGCCTAAGTAACGAGCAGCTTAAAGCAAGGCTGATTGTATTTATCGGAGTGGCTTTGGCTTTGACTTTCATGTTCTCGGTCGCTGGAATGCTTTACGCGCTGATTTTCGTTACTCAGCCTCTTGGCGATCAAGCGCCCAATGATCGAGCATTCATCGAGCTATTGTCCACGCTAACCATCTTCTTGACCGGTGCGCTTGGATCTGTGCTGGCATCAAACGGACTTAAGGACAAGGCAAAAGACCAAACCGACACGCCCAAAAACACACAGGATTCTTGACGATGTCGGCGGATTGCTTCACTCTGTACGCAGGGAGCGAAGTTCAGTAACTCTCGGATCGGGAGCAAAGATGTACGCATTTCAAGAAGTCGCCATGTGGATGCTATTAGGAGTCTTGGCGGGCTTTACAGCTGGTTACACGATGGGACTTAAAGATGGCAAGCGTGAAGGATTTATTCGCGGCAAGATCGCAGGGCGCAAGAATGCCGAGATCCGCTAATGGGATTCTTGGACAATTACGAGACAGTTAGCCAAAAGGTTATTCGCCTACACGCCACATATCCAACCAACCGCATCGAGACATCTATCATCGATTGGCAACCAGACAAGGGATTTATTCTGATTGAATGCCGGATCTTTCGTCATTACGAGGATGAGAAACCAGCTGCGATTGATTACGCTCATGGAATGGTCGGAGCGTACAACCCGCAAATGAAACGCTGGTATGTCGAGGACACAGTCAGCTCTGCGATTGGTCGCTGTGCATCGGTTGTCTTGGGCGTTGAAGAAAAGCCATCACGCGAAAACATGGAACAAGTTGAGACGATGCCAAAAGCCTTTATCGAAGAGGATCTCTGGGCAAAGCCTTTCAGCGAAGATGGATTCGCCACAGCCAAATCATCGATGGACGAAATCAAATCAAAGCTTGGCGGTGAGATCCTGTCGGAATCGCCTATCTGCGCACATGGTCACATGTTGCTCAAAGAAGGCACAGCAAAGACGGGCAAGCCCTACCGCGGTCATGTATGCGTGGAGAAGGTCAAAGCCAATCAATGCAGTCCGATCTGGTATGTCTTGGGATCAGATGGTCAATGGAAGGTGCAGCTGTAATGGGCGAAATGGAGATCATCAAGCTAGACACCGGAGAGCGCACAATCATCGAGATCGATGGGACAGTCATTAAAGATCAGGTGATTCCGCCGAAGATCGAATGGTGCGATCGATGCCAAATGTTCAAGGAGCTACAAGGCGGCAAGTTCGACAAAGTCATGGGATCAGATGAGCTTTGGTATTGCGCGGCTTGCAAATGAAAATGAAGATCACTCATGAAGATGAATGGACAGCTGCAAAAGTTGCGATTGAACGCGTTGAAGAGATTGAAGGCAAGCCAGATCATGTCTCGCGGTATAACAAGAATCTTTCATTCCATGACTACATCTGCGAGATAGCCGAATCAGTAGGAGCTGAAATTGCAGTCGCAAAGTATTTCGGAATAAAAGACTTTAACCCAAGAGCATCACGATTCAAGCGAACCGCAGATGTGGGATCGATCATCGAAGTCAAGTGGACGAAGTACGACAACGGCGCTTTGATTATCTACGACAACGATCGCAACACAGACATCGCAATCTTGGTCACAGGAAAGAGTCCGAATTATTTCTTAAAGGGCTGGATTCCGGTAACGATAGCTAAGAATCAGAAATGGCGTAGACGCGACCAACCGACCTATTGGGTCGAACAGTACAACTTACATCCAATCGAGAATCTGAGAAGGAGCAGTCATGGAGAAGCAACGCTTCCTGTGCAGGGTTGAAAAGGAAATCACAGATCATTCAGTCTTGAAGAATGAAGTCCCTTTGGGCATGGATGTAGCTTTAGTCCAATGCCTACGCTGTGGAGTTATGGGCATCAAGAAATTGGCGGATGCCCAGTAGTGGCGCAGTATGACTATCGTTGCGAAGTCTGCAACAAGGTGACGACTGTACGCCGATCGATGGAAGATAACTTTGACCGGAATCCATACTGTGAAGCTTGCATGATTCCAATGAGCCGTATTTGGACAGCGAATCCAATTCACTTCAAAGGCAAAGGATGGGGCGGATCTAAATGAGGACAGAAATCAAGCACACTTGCGGCTGCGGAAAGACTTGGTCAATCGATAGCGAGCGCGTACTTGTTGCCGTTACGATCCTACAAGTTACAATCAAAAACCATTCGGAGAATTGTGATGGATCGAATTAGCCTTGTGGATAAACTGTGGACAACACGCCCAAAGCCCGCTCAACTTATCCACATTCTTGCGATGTATTTGACTAAGCCTGTACGCTCCATACTCGCTGGCGATCCGCTGTGGCGTAT